GCTTGATTTCTTCAGACAAGGCGCTACTTAGAATAAATAGCGCTAGAAAAAGAACTTTTTTCATCTAACTCTTCCTTCTTTAGGTTATCAAAAACGGGCTTATCAAAGCCAACAAAGAAATACGTAATACCTTTACCTTTGAACGATCGCACGCTAAATTTAGGCGGGGAACGCAGAAAGATAAAATTTAAATATCTCTGATCGAAATGGTCGTAAGTGCCGTTTTGAATGGAACAGCGATCATAGAAACAATGAATTTGATATATGTAGCCTATGGGAGGCTCATTTAAATTTGGATTAGAAACATTGGATAAGGCTTTGTTGTCCTTAGGTTCATCGCTTTGAGGTGAATTTGCTTGAGATTGGGGGTCGGGGGCGGGAGCGGAGGAATCGGCGGATTCATCGGAATTAAAGCTTTTCACGAAAAAATAAAAGTATATAGATAGCGTGATAAACAAAAATAACGATACATAAAGAAATTTACGAACAAAAGACTTCTGAGAAGCGTTCTGCCCCGAATGATAGAGATTAAAAACCTCTTTCATATAAGGAACGTGAAATTTTTGCATAACGTCTTTTTGATACATCTTGTAAGAGCCGTAAAGCATGTATCTAAATTTATTCTTGAATAGACGTTTAGAACTATCCACGGCTTTTACAAAATGTTCGGCTATACGTTTATACTCATTGCTTATAAGCGATAAATCTTGCGTAATAAGCATAATATCTTGGTATAAATGGCGATGATAGGTAAGCCACCAAACCAAAATGCTATCCTCTTTAGCTTTTAAGAAATTATGAGCCTCATCGAGGATTATTAAGACATTGTGTAAATTTAACTCTTTAGCTTTTTCGTTTAGAACATCATCGCCCACCTTATCCATATAAAGCAGATATAGGACTTCAAGATCAGAGTAAAACTTTTCATAGTCGAATTTTATAAATTTATCATCTAGATCAAATTTAAAGCCGTTAATATTGGTATAGCAATATAAATATTCTTTCTGCTTCTCAGGCTTAATAACCTTTGATAGGAAAGTATCCTTTGGCTTGAAAATAAAAAGCTGATAAATTTTAAAAACTGCATAATATGTCTTACCACTACCGGGATTGCCGACGATATAAGTTATCATTTAAAAACCTCAAGTAATGTAATAAGTAAGCTCGTTTATCGTTTTTCTAAGCTTTTCAAGTAGCTTCATGCCCATTTTTGCACCGATTATTAAAAACAACGATATGAGAAACGGAGCATAAAGATTAAAGACGTCCCAAAATGCCTTAAAAACACCGAGAGTCGATAACACAGACAAAGCGACAGAAGTAACTTCATTAGTAGAAGTGCCAGGATTAGTAAGATTTTTGATAAACCCATAGATATCGCCTAATTGATCGAACAAAAATACAGCCATAGCAAGCAATGCACCAAAATATATGAGCATCAAAACAAACATTGCAGCTTCTATTAAAACAAGCTTGCTAAAAACAACCTTTTTAAGAACAAAACCTGCAAGCTCGCCTAAAGAAAATTTTCTAAAAACCCAAGCTAAAGCAGACACTATAAAAGCTGGCATAACCTATCCTTAAATCAAGACTACAAATAACTTTAATAAAAGAAGAAAAATACCGACGATAAAAAAAACGTAAAAAACATAATATGAAACTTCGGAAGCAGGAGCGACAGCATCACAATAATCAACTACCAGTTCCCTAGCTTTACCATCAGGAAGCTGAATTTCTTTTTTAATAGGACAAGAACGCTTAATATCAGACTTAACTTTTGCAAATCCCTTACCCTTGACATTGCTGATAAACTGATCTATACCATCTCTTACGCCGTCAAATTTTGATATGCCGTTTTCCAAATGATTTTTAATACTATCATATAAACCCTCGCGAGCCTTATCTAAACCGCCATTATCAAAATCTTTGGGGTCAAATTTACCCTGATTGTCATCATTACCCGGTTTCGTGCCATTATTATTGCCCGGCTTTGTACCATTATTATTGCCCGGGTTGCTACCGCCGCCCGGGTGTCCTCCACCGCCCTGATCAGGTTTATCGGGATTGGGTTTATCAGGTTTATCGGGATTTGGTTTATCAGGCTTAGGAGTATCACCGCCTGGTTTTGTGCCATTATTGTTGCCTGGATCATCAGGTTTAGGATTTGGACCGGGCGAAGCATTAGGGGCATAAATATCATCGGTAAAGCAGACGCCATTAGCATTAGGATCAGTATCCTTTATGTCATAACTGACATTGAACATAGTGCCATCGCCATTAGGTCTAGCTTCTGGATCGTCTTTTGTAGATTTGCAACCATACGAACAAACCATCGAACCATCGCCACCAATATTCATAGTAGAAAAACTTCCATTATAACCAATCTTACCAGCGCGCTTACACATACAATCTAGACGATCATTTTGATTAGTAATATCCTCGCATTTATTTACGCACAAACCAGTAGTGGAATCAAAATATTCGCCTTTTGAAGTATCACAACTAACACAATTTACAGAAGAAGTGCCAGGAATATTAGCATGATCGTAAGTTTCATACTTAAGAAAATTACAAGTTTCAGATGAACCAACAGAGCAAGGTTTTTTATCATAACCCATAAATTTGTAAAGAGAGCCTGGGTCTATTAATCCAGCATTATAAGCTATAGAACCTACAGTGTGTGGATCTTTATAGCTATAAAAAGATTTTTCCTTAAACGAAGTTTCATTAAATCTAACAACATAATTTGGATTATTTTCAACTTGAATATATTGGCAATAATAAACAACATCTCGAATTATGCCATTATAAAGCCACATATCACCCGCGGCAGAAATTCTTAAACGATAATCGTAAGGAACAGTAGAATATATTTCGAGAGAAAAAAGAGAGGACGCGAATATCAGGATTAGGGAGATAAATTTAAATTTATTAAGCATAACCCCACCTTATAAGAACTTCCTAGAAAAAAGTATAAGCCCAGCACACACGGGTAAGCATATAAGCAAAAACCACACTATGATTGAGAAAAAATAATCAAACGACAAAACGCCAGTTACGGTAAAAACACCTATTTGCATAACCCTTCCTTTCTACGCTTCGCGACACACGCCTTGGAGGCGTGGGATTAACGCATTGCGCCACTGCTTTTTATTTAGCGAGCTAAATAAAAAGGGCGCGCGTTAATCTTTAAATTTGAGAAAACTTTAAACGTAAATTAAAGCTTACTCAAAACTAAAAAAACGAATAAGCAAAGCAAAAAAGCACACAGAATGCCACTCAAGCCCATTAAAAAATTGTATTGCTCCAAAGATATATCAAGCTTATACATATTTAGTCCATATTCTTAAAAATATCCAAAGCAACGGTCACCTGCTTAATAGCAGCGAAAAAGACAATAACGACAGCTACAAAACTATTAACAAAAATCGTAAGCTTAGTTAAATCGATAAAGTCATACATAATAAAACCTTGAAATTTATCCCTCTACCAAAAGGCAGAGGGAAAGAGCTTAACGCAAGAGACCAAGACCTTTTTTAACGCCAAAAATAACGCCTAAAAGAACCAAAACCGCACCAGCAACGCCCATAAACGTAGCTTTATCTAGGTCACCAGTGACGGCGCCTGTAGCAGGGTCAATAGCGATACCAGCAGCAGAAGCGCTCATCGCACTGAAACCGACACAACTAGCCAAAAAAAGCTTAGATTTTGCAGAGCAAAATTTATCTTTTAAAAAAGACAACTTTTTCATAGCAATACCTTTCTTTAAAAATTTAAGCCCGCGCGCAGACTTTATCAAGCCGACCGCACGGATCGGCTTTGTAAAGCTTGTTATTTCTTAGGAGAAGCAGAAGTTATATTGTTTAAGAAATTTATCCAATACGCATCGTCTTCATCAGTAGTAAGCGTATATGCGCCATTGTTAAAAGACGGAAGCCCGGCGTTAAATTTTAAAACACCCTTGTTTTTGAAAAACTGATTAAACTTCGTAGTAAGAACTCCAGCAGTTAGATCGTCTTTGCAAAGAATTCTAACTATAAGCTCTTGTTCTTTCAGATCAACGCAATTCGTTACCGAATTCTCTTCCTCATATCGATTGCGAGCGGTAATTTTTACGGAGCTTGAGTAAGCTCGTCCGTTCATCTCGCCTTTGGCACCGCTTTTTGCAATAGCGCTTGAAATTTCGTAAGAAACCTTGAAATCTTGTAGAATGTAATCCATAACTCTTCCTTTACTTAGATTTTGTTAAAAGTAACTCAATTAAACCTTAAGGGGCGGAAGGAAGAGTTATTTTCACTAGACGCCCCAAGTAGTTTAACCACGTGCTCGGGTGGAACTCCCGCCTAACTTCGACCCTAGACATCTTTACTCTGTCGCGGCATAGTGCGAGAATTTGAATTTCAAGAAGCGTTTTTGCTATAATAAACAAAAGCATAAATTGAAATTCTTTAACTTGCAATGAAATTATTTCAAAATAATGCTTAAATTTTAATTAAATGTTGAAGTATTTTCAAAATGATTGACAAAAAAGAAATTGCAAACGCCCTAGAAATAGAGCTAAGAACACTATATAATTGGGAAAAAAAACGACCAAAACTATATAATTTTATAATTGAAAATTTTTATAAAGAGAATGAAAAAACTTCAAAATCCGATGAATTAAAAAAATACTTCCTAAAACTTTCAGAGCAAGAACAAGAATATTTCCTCGCAAAAATAAAAATCAAAGTGTTAGAAAAAGAACTAGCAAATGAATGAAGCAATATTTATAGTTTTATTCGTGATAGTATTTTTGCTAAAAGAGAGCTTGAGAAGCAAGAGAAAGACAAAAAGAAAGGCAAGGTCAAAAACAATAAATACCATAGGATTTATAAAAGACCTAATACCGAAAGATACATGTTACGATAGCGAGAAAGACAAAAGCGGAGAGCAACAAAGAGACATTTTTGAAGCCTATGAGAAAATCAAAGTAGAAAATAGCCCGCGGAAAACGTATCATAGCAAACTACAAAAAGGTATAGAGTATGAATTTTACATAGCAAAATATTTTAGAAACGAAGGTTATAAAATCTATATGAACGGACTAAATAACGGTAAAAAAGATGACGGGATCGACGTAATATGCCACAAAGACAAAGAAACGATACTAATACAATGCAAAAACTGGAAATACCCAATAGAACAAAAAGACATAAGAGCCTTTATAGGAGACTGCCACGTATACATAAATAAAAACGCCGCATTCTTAAGAAATAGAAAAATAAGGAAAATTTTTATAACCTCCAATGAGGAAACTAAAAAAGCCGTCGAGTTATATGTTAAAGAAAATCAGGCGGAAATAGAGTATATAACAATACCTATGTTTGATTGAATATCAAAACTAAATCCCTTTAAGCTTTAAATTTGCAGCCTCGCTTAAAAATTGTGATCTATTATTGGTTACCTTGTCGATAGCATTAAGCAAAGATTGCGAAAGGCTTACATTTACACGAATTTTCTTATCAGAAGCAGGCTCGGGAATAAAATCGTTATGCTCTAGCATACTCTCAAGCGTAGATTTAAAAGCAGCATCAAGATCGTTTAATGCTTCCTCTTTTGTATCGCCGTCACCCCAAAACAAAGCATAACCTTTAAATTCCGGCATAAATGCACCCCAGCCGCCGCCCTCATCGTCCGCTATCTTTCTAAGCTCGATTTTGTAAGGCAAATTTAGATAATAATTTAAATCCTTTTTCATCTCTATCACTCCTCTATAGATTTTAGCACAAGCTTAACGTAAAAAATTTTCATAGGCCTATGCTTAGGCAAGGTTATCAAATAGCCGTTTTTGACAAAATTATGATGAGAGCCTTTGATACTTTGCAAAGTAAAACCTCTGCTAAGTAAAATTTTTTCTAACGTCTCGAACCTTACATTTTTAGGATTGTTTTCCAAATCCTTGATTAGCTTATCGTCTTTACTCATCTTTTAAACTTTCGTGTGTAGATATACACATTAAAAGCATTATATATTTTTATAGCTTAATGACTACTTAGACATATAAATCAAAAATAGGGTTCAAATCCCTCTCTGTCCGCCACTACTTTAGAATTTAAATCAATAAAATTTCACTTCCGTGATTCAATCGATTTCAGCCGCCGAGGATACTGCCTAAAAGTAGCACGGGCATCATTAGCGGCATTACGATGAGTCCTTGTATATCAGTATCCATTTTCGCATCGCGCTCGCTTTTGATCCCGCTATCGACCGCTATACGCGCAGGGTACTCGATCGGCACGCCTAGGCGGTGCGATCTGCGCAGCTCGTCGTGATCTTTTAGGCGCTTAAAATATTTGCCTTCGATCAGATAAGAGTAGCGAAACGTAGAGCTATACGCGGGCTCCAGCTGCTCTGGGTCGTCCATCAGCTTAGCCTGCACGGATAGCGGCAGATCGTATTTTACAAGCTCGATTTCATGCTGGATATATGCGGCATCGCTGCCCTCGTTATATCTGTCGATCGTGAGCATGCTTACGTTGCGCCTTATCGCGTCTTTATTCAGCGACGCCAGACTCGCGACCTTGGCGCGGACGGCGCCGGGGGCGGGGGG